TATATTGAGTCGGTGTCAGATGCAATTACGTAATCAACCTTTTCTGTAGCGAGTAGTTTATTTAGATAAACATTAATTTTGTTCTCTATCCAGCGAATAGATACCTGCCCAGAAAGAGTGATTGCTTCTGCATTAGCAAGCTTATAGTACCTGAAGTGCTCATTGCCGATAGCACCATAAGCACTATTAAGTGAGATCTTCTTGGCCATCTGAATGTTGTTACATCTAGCGATCTCTTTAGTGAGTTCAATAGATGGTGTCTTTTCGTAAGCCTGCTTTGCTTGTAACATCTTCTTCTTAAAGATGACTCTTTCACTGTACATCTTATCCATAAGTTCAGGAAGGAATCCTCGGACATCTTTCCTATATTGTGCTCCATTCGCACAAACTGCATAAGTCCCATCTATATCTACCTCTTGTTTTAAGATCCCTTCAACGCTGGCATTACTGTGTCTAGTCTCCCTGATGGTCTCTGGGGAGATGTTGTACTGCATAATAAGATGAGGATAGAGGCTATTGAGGTCAAAATTAACAACCCAATCATAGCGTCCTGGTTTCGGTTCCTTAACATAAGCACCTGCATATTTTTCAGATTTTGTAGCACTTTCTTTCTTAGGAGGAATAGCAATCTTCCTCTTAAGAAGTTCAACGTATATGTAATTGTCCCACATACGTACTTGACTGAACACATCTTCATAATTCACCTTAGCATCATATGCCATAGTGAATGCTAGGTCAAGTAGTTTCATCTTGTCGTCTAGTTTATCAACCAAACGAACGTCATGAATGTTATACTCAATAAACTTCTGCCAATCATTAGCATAGAACTCTTTGAATGTATCAAACTCAGAGTGATCTAACTTCCTCTCATTAAGTTCAACCATACAAATATGATCTAACCTATAAGACTCTTGGTTGGTGTAAGTAAACTTACGATAGAGTTCAAGATAATCTAATATGGATATACCACGTAGGTCACAAGCAATCTGCTTACGACCTTTAATGTAAATCTCACGTGTAGAAATCAAACCCCAAGGACTAAGGTAACGAGTATACTTACCACCCAATACCCTGTTGAATCTATTAACGATGTAAGGGATATCGAATAACTGTACGTTCCAACCAGTAATAACATCAGGGGTATTGGTCATCCAGTACTCCAAGAATGCTTTAAGCAAAGCCTCCTCTGTTTGGAAGTGCATATAATCAACTTCATCATCAGTGTTGTTAAATGCCTTAGCACCAAACACTGTGATTCTATTGGTATGAGAATCCTTAAGACTGATAGCAAGTATTTGCTGGTCTGCTGATTCTATATCGGGGAACCCATTCTCAGCAGCAGTCTCAATATCAATATTGAATATCCTAATGGTCTTAGGATCAAATTTAATTTGGTCATCAGTATATTCTTCTGAGATATACTGATAGAGATATTTGGTGTTACCATATACCTCAGTTTCACAATCACGATACCTTTGAACAGTTTCCTTAGCAGAGTTAATTGACCCCTGTTTCATGGGGGCAACGCACTTGCCTTCTAAGGTACGCCAATCAGAAAAATTAGAGGTGGGTAGATATAAAGTAGGATTAAATGAAATCCTATCCTTAAATGCTACACCACCTTCATATCCTCTAACATAGATTCTGTTACCTGCTTGTTCTACGTTCGTGTAAAATTTCATTCGGTAAGTAGTTCTTTTGCCTCTGCTGTATTTAAAACATCATCAGTAGGGTTTACCATCACTATTATATCAGTAGATCTAACAACTAGTTGATAGTCTGCTGAATGTTCTGGCCACCTCTTACCATCCAATGTGATGGGGTCTTCCAGAATACAATCTGGTTGACCATATTCTGCATCCTCAATCTCTTGCACATCAGCAAGAATCCAAGGTTCATTATTCAGTCGTAGTAGTTTCTTCATTGGGTTCTTCTGGTGGTGTAGTATCTATAGTTACCTTTTGTTCGTAAGCATCAACAACTGCTTTCTTAACATTGCTAATAGTACCAACTAAATCAAAACCCACATTGAACCCTGTATCATCTGAAAATGGATTCCACTTCTTGAAGGTAATGTTATATCCACCTTCAGTTTCGTTGACAACGTGAAGAGAATATGGATTCTGAAAGGATAAACAAACTGGACGTTCACCCTTTTCCTTAGCTTCTTCGGAAGCAAAGACTTCATGTACATCAGCAATGACTTGTTCATCACTGTACTTCATTCTGCAAACTTGGATCGTCATAGTATAATAGTTCTAAGGTTTCCTCTTCAAAATCATCGGTTTCTGTATCGAATTCTTCTTTGAATATTTTCTCAACATCCTCTCTAACATCACTAAGGCATATAATGCAATTAGGATTTAGTTTAAACTGTTGAGTCTTGGCAAATGGATTCCAAGGTGTAAATGTTATTCTGAATTCTGGTTCGTTGCTTTGTTCAACCATCTGAGATGGTATAGATCTTGTCATAGAAACCATTTGTGGATTACGTATAACGTATCCCACAACAATATCAGGTTTTATCCTGAGTCTAGTTTCATAAAGATCTGCAACTATCCTCTCTCCATCGAAGAGGGTTATAAGTTTAATACTCATAAGCGTTTCACCATATAGACATTATAAAAGGGAACTCGACATTTGTCAAGCTCCCTTGTGCAGTTTGTTATGTGGTCTAGACTCTTGCTTCTAGTTTCTCTCTCTGTGCCTCAGTACCAAACCAGAACTTCTTCTGCTGGTGTTCTGGAAGTACCTTATGAAGGCTTACAGTCAAGAGACCATCCTTGTAATCAACGCCATCCACTTCAATGGAATCACCTAGTTGCCAACTTCTATTAAAGTCTCTTGTAGCAATGCCCTTATGACTATAGGTTCTTTCTTCTTCTTCCTTAGTAGATGCTTTAACTGTTAGGATGTTTTGTTCTGTTGAGACTTCGATATCTTCTTTTGAAAATCCAGCAAGAGCGATTTCCAATAAGGTTCTACCATCAGATCCCCGAACAATGTTATAAGGTGGGTAATTGATTTGTGCTCCTGATAGAGCTTCGAGTCTGTGGAATGTATCATCTAGTCCCATTGAAAATGGTGAGTATTGATCGAAAAATGTCATGGTGTCCTCCTTGAGCGACTTAGTTTACTGTGACCCCGAAGGCATCACACTACTAATTATACACGAAGACACAAAAAACCCAGTGTTACTAACCGAAGTAAAGAGTTCGGATGGTACTACTGAGGTTTCTTTTTACCTATATTGTACTTAGATTCAAGAGTCCAGTTGGACTTATCCTTGAATGATATAACTTTAATCTGATTTAATGGTGCTAGTTCTCCTAATCCATCTGTATCAACAATACCAACTAACCCCCAATCAGATAGAAGTTGTGATATTCTATTCCTTCGCTGTACATCATTCTCTGTGATGTTAGTATGTTTACCATCAAGGGCAAAGAGTTCCTTGAAGTGTACTATGTAATACTTTCCTTGCTTATGCAAGATGTGACAGGATTGATATATCTTCTTCTCTTTCCTAGAAGCTACTCCTATCCTTGTTAATGTTTCTCTAACTTTCAGAAAGTCATCGGGTTCTTTAAGAACCACCTCGACCATATCAGATTGTTTCCATGAAACTTCTGTCTCGCCATTCATTATGTTCCACCTTTATGCAATAATTTTCTTATTTTTTCAAGGTCGCTTTTAGGGAGAACCCTGATAGCATCTAGAGCTTTGGTATAATTATAACCATAATACTCTTTAACATCTTCAAGGTAATCAACCGACTCTTTCTTAGACCAAGGAGAAAATCTCTTTCTAGGTCTCAGACTATTTATAAAAAAATCGTATTGTAAACGGTTTGATAAATGAGGATTCTTGTTCATTTCATTTGCATGAAGAACAGAATCATAGAAGGATGATAAGCATTTATTAATCACCCATCTAGGGTATGAACTTTCTAATGAAGGATCCTCCTCCATCATATTCTTCTTTGATTGGTTAATTGTGTATAACCATTCTCCTAGTTTCGGTTTGCTCATTTACTAAATTATTAATTACGATGGGAAGCAGTCTATATTCTGCTCGTTGGATACGATGTTGTAATGTCTCTACAGTATCATCAGGACAAATGGGAACTCTTGATTGTTCTATTATAGCACCACCGTCAAGTTCTTCATTCACATAGTGGACAGTACATCCACTCTCTTTATCACCTGATTCTAACGCTTGTTCTACTGCATGTAAACCCTTGTACTTAGGAAGTAATGATGGGTGTACATTAATGATAGGGCAATGAAACTCAGATGGTTTCTTAAGAACTCTCATGTAACCTGCTAACACAATAAGATCAACTCTCCATGCCTTGAAGAGTTTGATCATAGAATCTTCATCTTTGTGTGCTATCCTTACGTGTGGTATTCCAAACTTTGCTGCTCTCGCTACAGCACCACACTGTTTAGTGTTGTGTATCATTAACACAACTTCGTGTTTCATCTGAGGGTATCGAACAATGTTCTCGAAGTTAGTTCCTTCTCCAGAACACATAACACCTAGTCTCATCGTGCCTCTCTTTCGTTAAGGACTTCGTTAATCAACTCCTTAAGTTCTTCCTTAAGTTTTGGTTCAATCAAAGTTAATGGTGTAGGATTAAATGGTGGATAGATTGGTTCACCATTCTCATCACGAGGATAAACATTATCCTTACATCCTTCAACTGTCTCGCCACTCATACCCTGAGTGTCTATTTTTCCCATGTGATTAACTCCTTATACTTATGGTATAATTCTCCACATTTTGGCTCTGTGTCACGAGACTTCCACAATTGCTGTACGATGTCTCTCATGTCGTCAATCGGAACAACAACTGAAAGAGGTTCTTGTTCTTCTGTAATAATAACTTCAGGCATTTATTTAAAGGTTGCTGTGACTGAGATTACTTTAGCATGAGGGTTTCTAGCAAGAGCTACTTTCCTTGCCTCCTCGTAGTTTCTAGCGATCACAGTCTCTGTGTACTGAGATCCAGCTACGTATAGTTTAACTTCGCACTTCATAGTTCGTTAGTACCAACTCTTTTCTGGATGCTTGATCTGTATTATAGCATCCTACAGACCGCATAGTATATGTATGTGCAAATTCCCCAGCTGTCCACTCCTTGAAACGATCCTTTACCAGTTGGGAACTATTATATGAGATCAACATAGAAGATGTAAATGTATCACATTGTTTAGCAAAGTCATCATGATCAAACTTCTTATGCATACCACCCTTCTTACCATAAAGATTATCTTTGATATCATATGGTGGATCTAGATATGTAAATACATTCTTCTCATCTGATAACATTCTTTCATAAGAAAGATTTGTTATTACCCAACTCTGAATGAGTTCTTGGTATTCGCTAAGTCTTTGAATTCCTCTAAGGGAGAAGTTGGATTCACTGGCTTGTTCTGAGAACGAGGAACTCTCAGTGAGACCAGAGAAACTACACTTGTTAACAATATAAAAGGCAACAGCACGAGCAATTTTCGATTCTTCTGGGTCATTAATAACATCCTTCATTGATTGGAATAAACATCTAGCAGAATCTGGATTACAGTGAACTCCTTTTAAGTTCACCAGTTCCTTCTGCATCTCTGAACCATTATGTTGCAACTCACACCAGAAGTTATACAATGGTTCATATAAGTCATTAACCCACACTTCAATGTCTGGGTATCTTTTTGTAACTTCTATTGCTACTGAACCACCACCTATAAATGGTTCACGATATTCTCTATAAGTGCTAAGGTCAGGGAAGAACTGAAACAGTTTAACAACTGCCCTAGACTTACCACCTGGATATCTTAATGGTGTCTTTAATGATTTGATAGTGCTAGGCATATACTAAATCGTGTAAGGTGAATAAACTACACAGTTCTAATTGAGCAGCACATACAGTAGCATCTGCTTCTCCATCTACTTGCCTATCAACAATAGTAACAATACGTTCTACAGTTAAACCTGCATCACGTAATACATTAACTGCCTTAACAGCAGATGCACCAGTAGTAACTACATCTTCTAGAACAACAACCTTAGATCCTTCTGGTGGTATTGGACCTTCTATCTGTGATGCTGTACCATGACCTTTAGGTTCTTTACGAACTATCAAAGCATCTAATGGTTTCCATGCTTGATAAGAATGCATAGCAACACCTGATACTAAAGGATCAGCACCTAGTGTAAGACCAGCTACTGCTTTAACATCAGGTTCTATGAACTCTAGCATAGAACTAGCAACATTATAAAGACCCTCACCTGAGAGAGTCACGTTCTTACAGTTAACATAATGATCAGTTTCTCTACCAGAAGACAAAGTAAAGTTGCCTTTCTTGTAGCACTTCTCTTTAAGTAACCATAATAAATGATCATTCGGAACCATATTTT